GTTTTGAATGGGAGCTCAGTGGTAGTAGACAGAAGACGATTCTCTGCGGTTCTTGCAGAGCTAAGAAGGTGCAAACAGTTCACACTAAGAGAGGGAAGTGCCTGCCTTGGCATGGAAACTTTCTTGCGGATGACATCACACCCTGTGATGATGAGGGGAAGCCTGTGATGCCTGGTGTCAGGCGTTGCGGTCACAATGATTGTACGAATCCAAGCCATATAGAAAGGGAAAGCAATGATCAAGAATGAGGCTCAGGTTGAGTTGACTGGTTGGTTGAATGATGTGAAGGAGTTTGACTGGGGGACCGCGTTGAAGGTGTCCATTGATGTTCGCAAGAAGAACCATCAGGGCGAGTGGGAGACGGTGGACAAGACTACTTATGACATTACAACTGATGGCCGGACTGCTTTGGAGGGTGTTAAGCAGGTTACGGTGAAGGGCCGGATTACTGGGACCAGCACTTTTCAGAAGCGTGACGGTACTCCAGGCGCAGCGATCAAGGTGCGAGCTGACAGTGTGACGGTTGCTTCGGACAAGGTTTTGGAGGCAGCGATCATGGAGGTTTGGCCTACCGCAAAGATTGGTCCTGCTGTTGATGATGGTGCGCCTTTCTAATGGACACTGACTTCACCGAGACTGAGATTAGGGATCTAGAGAACTCTGCATATCAGGCTGGTATTGCTTTGGGTGAGAGCATTGAGCGCAAGAGGATTATCGCCATGCTTCTTGACGGTTGGTGCAATGATGACTCTCCGATGATTGCCGCTATCAAGGGGGATGACCTCTGATGGGCTGGTCTTATGCACTCATCTTGAGTATCTTCGCCACATTGTATGTTCTGCTCGCTCAAAACGCTGACGGGATGCTCGCCGGTTTCGCGTATACCTCGGCTGCACTGCTGTTCATGCTGGCAATGATGTTCCTAATGAGGCCTCCCAAGTAGACTGGTTAGGTGAGCCTAACTTTTGAAGTCTTTGGCAGACCAGCACCACAGGGCTCCAAGCGCTTCATAGGCCACTCACCTAAGCAGGGTGGGCGCTTCATTGAGGCTTCTAAGTATCTGCCAGCGTGGAGGAGAGCAGTCACCACTGCAGCTTCAGAGGCTATCCCTGATGACATGCTTGAACCGTTGCAGGGGCCAGTTGAGCTCGAGGTTGTCTTCTTTCTGGAAAGACCAGCAACTATCAGTGCGAAGCAGAGGCCTTGGCCTATCAAACCTCCTGATGTTGACAAGCTGTTAAGGGGTGTTTTGGATTCCTGCACTGATGCATCTATCTGGCTGGATGACGGCCAGGTGGTGAAGGTGACAGGCTGGAAGTGTTACGCGGACACGCGAGAGCCTGGAGCGAGCATCACAATAAGACCACTATTTGAGTCTTTAGGGTTAGACTTGCCCTAGTCTCAATGAAAGGTGGAATGTTTCATGCTTGAGGATCTAGTAGCACCCAGCAGGATACGACCTTGCATGATTAGAACTGTCCTGTCTGGCTTGGAAGAGTCAGATCAGAAGATTCTGAAGGCAGCGCTCGCGGATTACGATTCTTGGAGTCATAGGGCTTTGGGGAAAGCTTTGAGCGAGAAGGGTCTGCCTCTTGGCGAGAAGATTATTAGAGACCGCAGGGTAAGACCTTGCTCCGAGTGTGTCTGTAGGGTGGACTGATGCTTGAGGAATTAGAGCCAGCGCGGAAAGTGCATGCACCAAAGGACTTTAGGCCTGGCTTAGAGTTTGACGGCAATGAGGGGACCGCGACCACTGAAGGGCTGCCAGAGGCACCTAACTTTGATGAGTTCCTCGAGGAGCGCGGTTACTCGCCGGATGAGTATGAGATTGTGGGGACACCACGCACTTCCCAATGGCAACGCTGGGATGGCCAATGGTTGACCGCTTACCGGTTCCACTTTAGGCGCAAGGTCACAGACTTTGACTTGCCTACCCTGTACGCTCAGGCGAAGAAAACCACACCTAAGCCGCTAAAGGTGGGTAAGAACCAGCGGACCTATGTGATTGCGCCGGCAGATTATCAAATTGGCAAGTTTGGCAGCCGAGGCGGACACCTTGAGTCAATCCAGAGAATCCATGCCTCTTATGCTCGCATTGAGCAGAAGCTGAAAGCCGGAAACTATGACCACATTGTCATCCTGGATATGGGGGACATTGTGGAAGGGGTGAGTTCAAAGGCTGACATGGCTCAACTTCAAAGCAATACTCTCAGCCCGATGCAGCAAGTGGATCTCAGTGCCGCGTTGATTTGGGATTTGGTGAAGTTGGCGTGCAAGTACGCTTCAGTGACTTACGGTTCTGTGGCATCCAACCATTGCCAGTATCGAGCGCAAAAGCAACATGTCGGCAGGCCTGGTGTGGATGACTGGGGGATTGTGATTCTGCAGCAGGTAAGGAGACTCGCTACCGAGGTGGGTTTGCCTGTGGAGCGCTGGCTGGTTCCACAACCTCATGATGAGGGCTTTGCTTTTGATGTGTTCGGTGACGGCTCACACATTCTGGGCGCGATTCATGGACACCAGGTTGCTAGGCCTGATGCTTTCCAATCGTTCTGGACTAAAGCTGTTTTCAATGACACCTATCTTGCAGCTGCCACACTTGTCGTATCAGGCCATTTTCACCATCACCGCGTAGAGCAGTTCTCTGGGACCGAGGGCCGAGAGCGTTGGTGGGTGCAAGCGAGCACTATGGACAGTGGATCTGACTGGTTTACCAGAATGAATGGTGGCGGTGGGGATTCCACACCAGCTGTTACCTGTTTTGAACTGGTGAAGGGTGAGCCTTTTAGGGGAAAGATTGACCTGTTGTGACAGAGGAGCAAGAGTTTCAACGGGTTGTCAAGTCCATGTATTCTGCAGACCTGCCACCAGTAGAGGTTGTGACAGACAAGTTCAGGGGTGTAGCTAAGAACTTCTTTACAATCCCTGTAGCGTTGCTGTTTGAGTTGAAGGAGGCACAGGTGAGACAGGATGGTTCAGACCTTCTGCTTCTGTTTGATGCTGCAGAGATAGCTTTTGAAGCTAAGGACTTTGACAAGATGAAAGAGTTGAACATCCGCGACTTCCTGAATGTGATTCAAGCTTGGGTGTATTTTGATAGGCCTTTGGGGTGACAGGTGAGACTGACACACTTCTATCATGTTTACGCTGACGGGGACTGGCTCACACCGGCCACCGAGCATATTGAAGAGCTGTTCATGTCAGGCTTGATTGACAACCTTGACGATCTATTCCTTGGCATTGTGGGGACATCAGAGAACCGCGCGAAGGTGAAGGCAGAGCTCCCTGGTGTGTGTGTTGCAGAGTCCGCAACAGGCTGGGAGCAAGTAACGCTACAGAAGCTCCACGAGTTCGCACAGACCGATGATGGTGCTATTTTCTACGCTCACACCAAAGGCGCTTGGTCTAACAGCGAACTAGCTAGACAGTGGAGAGTTTCCATGACTCATGACACTGTGACACGCTGGCAGGAGTGCGTGAAAGCGTTGCGCACTGTGGAGGCTGCTGGTCCTTACTGGTTGAAGTCTTGGGAGCCGGAGCATGTAGATCATGACTTCTTTTTTGCCGGCAACTTTTGGTGGGCTCGCTCGGACTATATACGCACACTTTCACCTGTAAGTGTAAGCAATCGTTACCAAGCTGAGGGGTGGATAGGATTGAACAAACCAACTGTTAAGAACATGCGTGACGGCTACTCATATTGGGGGAACTTTTGGCAACCACACTCATAACAGCGTTATACGGTGACTTTGAACCGTTGCGACCTTTGCCACAGTTTCATGGGTTCGATGATGCAGTCTGCTTCACTGACGATCCACAGCTGCAGGCTGACGGCTGGCGCATGGTTGTGATGCCAAGCGACCAACACCCAAGACTGGCCGCTAAAGCTCCCAAGATGCTGCCTTTTGATTATGTGAAGTCAGAGATAGCAGTGTGGATTGATGCAGCGTTCGAGATCACTGGTGAAGGCTTCCGAGAGTTCTGCGAGCAATCCCTTGGGGACAATGACTTGATGGTGTGGGAGCACCCTGACTTGTGGCATAGATCCTGCCTGTATCAGGAGGCTGCGTTCTGTCAGGACTGGCCTAAGTATTCTGACTGGCCTATCAGGGCGCAGACCGAGCATTACAGGGCTGAGGGTATGCCTGAGAAGTTTGGCTTGTGGGCTTGCGGTGCGATTGTGTGGCGCAACAATGACAAGGCGAGAAGCTTCGGCCAGGCATGGCATGAGGAGAACCTACGCTGGTCCATCCAAGACCAGGTGTCTTTCCCTTACCTGCTGTGGAAGCTGAAGCCTAACCTTGGCATGTTCCCTCACAGAGAGTTCCACAACCCTTACCTGACCTGGTGGAAGCACCCTAAAGATGTTTGAGCGTATAACAGGGGAGCAACTCTCAGAGCAGACCGGCCATGTGTACCGGTATGAACTGGCCACATCCTGGATGAAACCTGGTGACAAGGTTCTAGATGTTGCTTGCGGTGTCGGCTACGGTGCCAAGCTGATCGCAGAGAGGGTAAGCGTTGACTATCTGGGTGTGGACAAGATAACTCCAGAGCAAGAGTTCACCAGTTTTGGCAGGTTCCATTGCGGTGTAGATCTAATGACCTGGCAACCACACGAACAGTTTGATGTTGCTGTCTGCTTTGAAACCCTGGAGCACCTACCAAACCCAGCCCATCTTGTGTCAGTGCTGAAGCAAACTAAACGCATCATCCTGGTATCAGTACCGACAAGACCTACCAAACATGTCAACCCTTATCACCTGCATGATTTCACAGTTGATGACATCCTCACCATGTTCGACAATGTAGAACTTCTACACTTAGAAGACCAGCCAGCAGAGCTCTCACACATCTTCGTCTTTGGAGGACTCAATGATTCCTAACCTCATTGTCCCAGTGCTCAACCGCTACGACCTACTGCAACGATTCCTGAACAGCCTTGACTATCCCATCGGCCACCTGCTCATCATTGACAACGGTGCAGCCTATGTTGACGAGGACCAACAGCTGAACATCCCAGACTGTGTGGAGCACACCACCTACCTTCCTATGCCATCTAACCTTGGTGTGGCCGCCTCCTGGAATCTCGGCATCAAACTCTTCCCTCTAGACACTCATTGGACCTTCGCATCTAATGACATGTTCTTCCAGCCTGGGGAACTGCAGAAGCTTGCCAATGCGCTACCTGACGAGCTCACACTGCTGACAGACTTCCCACACTTCCACGCTTTCGCTGTAGGTGAACAGGTCATCCAGAAGGTAGGACTTTGGGATGAAGCTTTCTACCCTGCCTACTTTGAAGACTCGGACTACATGAGAAGGTGCGAATACCACGCGATCTACATCAACTACATGGATGTCAAAACCCATCATGACAACTCCTCCACCATCAAGTCTGACACCACCTACAGATTCCGCAATAACTCCACCTTCCAAAGAAACCAAACATGGTATGACCGCAAGCAAAGAGAGGGAGACCAGTCACAAGGAGGATGGGAGTTGTCCATGCGCAGAGAGAACGACTGGACACCATGACATTCAACAAGCCTTGCATTGAGTGTGGGGTTCTGTCACGCGCTGCTACTTGCAGACCATGCCACCTGAAGAGCGAGAAGGCTCGCAATAGAATCCGCGACAACGACCCAGCAAGGAAAGCAAAGAAAGCCACCCTATATGACAGCTCATATAGAAAGAAAGCAATGCTTTTGAAAACCAGGGGGGGTATCTGCTACCTGTGTGGGAGGGTAGTGCCACCTGGAACCGGACAAGCAGATCACATCTACCCATCAGATCCCACATCACCCCTAGCCATCACTCATGCTTTCTGCAATCAAAGCAAAGGAAACAAAACAATCACATCACCGAGGTAGGGGGAGGGGGGAGGGGCCGGCAGGGGGCCAGCACCACCAACACACACCAACACAGTTGAAGCAAACAAACGAAAGCAGTCCGCACAGGCGTTCGACTGCACAACCACGCAACCACACCCCTGCCACCGGCTTTATACAGGGGTGGGGTCAATCATGCTAGTCCCAGCCACCAGCACCCCGTAGCCACCGCCTTGTAGGTATCCGCAGTTCAAAGGGTTTGGGGTACGCTGGAACAATGTTGACTGTGGTGACTGGTCCGCCTTGTGGTGGCAAGTCAACTTTCATACGCGAGAGCGCAAAGCCAGGGGACATCATCGTTGACATGGACCGGATTGCTTTGGCGTTGTCGGTTGATGGCACTGAGTCTTTTGAATATTCGGACTTGGTGCGCTTGGTTGCGCGTGAAGCTCGGAAGGCTGCGGTGAAGGCAGCGCTCGGTGTTGCTCAGGCTGAGAGGCGTTTAGGTGTTTGGATTATTCACACTGATCCGAGCAATGATGAGCGATCTGTTTACCGTTATGCCGGTGCGCGGTTCGTTGAGATGAATCCTGGCAAGGCTGAGTGCCTGACCAGGTTGAAGGAAAGACCTGTGCCTAATCAGAAGATTGCACGCAAAGTGATTGACACCTATTTTGGAAAGAGGACAGCTCATGCCTAATCCTGCGAAGCCGATTGAGTTGAAACGAAAGCTCGGAAACCCTGGGAAGAGGGCGATGCCTGGTGAGGGTGAGCTGATGACTATCGAGGGTGGCTTCAGGGAACCGTTGCGACCTTTGGGTGAGGCCGGTCAGCAGTTGTGGGATGAGATCTACATGGTGGGCGGTATGTGGATTAGTCCGCAGAGTGACACACAGCTGTTGCAGATGACCTGTGAGCTTTTGGATAGGCGCGAGATTC